TTGTTGGAGCTAGATGATGAGTAAGGTTAAAGAGTGCTTAATACTGGGCAAGAGCCTGGGCTTTACAAAAGTGTGGCAAGCTATACTAGAGTACGAGAGACACTATTTAGTGTTCTTTTCTATGGACAACATAGAGGAAGAAGTTAGTGAATTTAAGGCAGAGCTAATTAACAAAAGTATCTCAGATGAGATGGGTATAGAGGAGGCTTTGTCTAAGTATGGCGAGACCTAGTGGAGAGAAGACACGTTGTGGAGGACGGTGGACTGAAGCTAAGTATAAGTCCTTCATTAAGAATCAACTGAGAGGAGCTACAAGGAAGTGGGCTCCTATACAAGACTGCATGACAGCAGCTAGAGTGAGGAGAGGTTGGTATAAGTGTAATGGTTGTGGTGCTGTAGTACCAACTACTAAGAAGGAGGGGAGGAAGAGAGTAACTAATGTATTTGTAGATCATGTAGAACCAATAGTGCCTGTCACTGGTTGGGAGAGTTGGGACAGTTGTATTGAGCGTATGTTCTGTGAGGGAGATAACTTACAACTTCTATGTAAATCCTGTCACGATATTAAGAGTAAGAAAGAGACAGCATTGAGAGCTAAACATCGTAAGGAGAAGAAATGAGTAATGAGAAGAACTACTACAAGGAACTTACCTTGTTCAATGACATAGCCAACCCAACACACAGAGCTTGGAACAGACTCAACATCATTAGCAACCTACGTAATGATGGTAGGGGTAGGGATGCTGTGGGTTATCTGGATAAGCTAAGCAAGGAAGGGAGAGCAGCTATAGGGTTGCTTGTCTTGGCTATAAACAAGAAGGGTCTTGACACTGTGAAGGCTGAGATAAACAGGAGCATTGCATGACATTTAACAGCGACATATTAGTCATAGCCGACACTCAAGTGGCTCCTAACACTCCCACTGATCACCTTAAGGCATTGTCTAGGTACATCTGGAAGCATAAGCCAGCACACATAGTGCATATAGGAGACCACTGGGACTTCGAGAGCTTGAGTACATACGCTAGTCCCTTAGAACAGGAGGGACGTAGGCTGTACGATGACCTAGAAGCTGGGTTCAATGCCTTCCGTCTTATAGATGAGGTTACTCACAGTAAGAACAGGAAGGCTAAGAGGGGCTACGAGGACTCATATAGACCTAGTAGGGACTTCCTTATGGGCAACCATGAGAACAGACTAGCTAGGTATATAGAGCGTAATCCTGTACTACAGGGATGCTTTGATATAGATGCTTTCGTTAAAGACCAAGGCTGGAATGTTCATCCAATGAATAGTCCCTTCTGGTTGTATGGCATCTGCTTCTCTCACTACATGGAGAATGCTCAGAGTGGTAGGGCTGTAGGTGGTAGCATTGAGAACAAGCTTAATAAGTTTCCTCACAGTTTCATACATGGACATCAGCAACAATATCAATTTGGTAGAAGGCAGAACCTAATGGGTAAGCCTCACTTCGGGGTATGTGCTGGCAGTTTCTATATGCACGACGAGGGCTACAGAGGGGCTAACAACACAGAGCATAGGGGGTTTGTACACCTCAAAGCTTTTGATAACAGGTATGGTTATGTAGACCATGATGTTAATTTCGTTTCACTAGAAAGGCTATTACAAACTTACGGGTAGGAGGCGTTGTGATTACAGAAGTTTTAATAGGCAAGGCTTTGCTTACAATAGTGGTTCTGTTTCTATGCTGGATACCATTCAGTGTCGTTTACATCAACCCTTTTAAAAAGGCCCACATACTTGCTGAGCGCACAGTGGTTGGAGTTTTGAGCTTTTCGACGATTGTTTGCGCGATTTTACTTATTTGGATATAAAGAGAGAGAATATATTGAAAACAGAACAGAGTTTTAGAAGTAAAGTAGTAACACGTAGAACCTACAACCGACCACTAAATGCTGAAGGTACTGAGTTTGAGACTTGGCCTCAGACAGTTGATAGGGTTATAGGACACCAACAATGGCTATGGGAGAGAGCCCTAGACAAAGAGCTTAACATTGAACAGACAGAGGAGCTAGAGTATTTACGTAGCTTGATGCTCTCCCGTAAGACTAGCCTCTCAGGTAGAACCTTGTGGCTAGGTGGTACTGAGACAGCTAAGCGTTATGAAGCTTCTATGTTTAACTGTTCAGGCTTAGTATCTGAGACAGTGTATGACATTGTAGATAGTATCTGGTTGCTTATGCAAGGCTGTGGTGTAGGCTTCAAGGGTAAGCAAGGCACTCTCACTGGCTTCCGTAAGGAGCATGAAGTGTTAGTGATACGCTCCACTCGTGATGACAAAGGCATGGAGGAGAATGAAGAGACTATAGAGAATGGTGTATGGACTATCAAGGTGGGAGACTCCGCTAAGGCATGGTCTAAGGCTGCTGGTAAGCTCCTTGTAGGCAAGCATAACGTAGACAAGCTAGTGCTAGACTTCTCTGAGATAAGACCTGCTGGTGAACGTCTGAAGGGTTATGGTTGGATTAGTAGTGGTGATGAACAAGTGGCTAAGGCTTTCACTGCTATTGCTGACTTGCTTAACAAGAGAACAGACTCACTCCTCTCTCGTATGGACATACTAGATGTAGAGAATTGGTTAGGTACTATCCTATCTTCTCGTAGGTCTGCTGAGATTGCCTTGTATGACTATGGAAGTGAGGGTTGGGAAGAGTTTGTTAATGCTAAGAAAGACTATTGGTTACATGGAAATGATCATAGAACACAGTCTAATAACAGCCTTCTGTTTCATTCTGTTCCTAGTCGTAATGAGCTTAGTGATATTTTCTCTAGGATGGTTGCTGCTGGTGGCAGTGAGCCAGGTTTCATTAATGCTGTGGAAGCTGAGAAAAGGGCTCCTTGGTTCCAGACATTAAACCCATGTGCAGAAATACTCCTACCTAACAAGGGCTTCTGTAACCTAGTTGAGATTAATGTCAATGCCTTTGATGACTTCCGTGAGCTGCTTAAAGCTATCCGTATCATGGCTAGAGCTAACTACAGACAGACTTGTGTAGACTTACGTGATGGTATCTTGCAGGAAGCATGGCATGTTAACAATGAGTTCTTACGTCTGTGTGGTGTAGGTCTTACTGGTGTTGCTCAACGTCCTGATCTGGAAGCGTGTGACCTACAGGTTATGCGTAGGGAAGCACACGTAGCAGCTAACAGCATGGCAGATGAGTTAGGTACACCTCGTCCTAAGAACGTAACTACCATTAAGCCTAGTGGTACTCTGTCTAAGGTGATGGATTGTACTGAGGGGCTACACAAGCCTCTAGGTAAGTACATCATCAACAACATAGGGTTTAGTAAGCATGACCCTCTAGTGACTCTCCTGCAGGATGCTGGGTATAAGGTGTTTGATAAGCCAGGTGATAGTAGTGCTGTCATTGCAGCCTTACCAGTGAGCTATGAGGGTGTAGACTTTACTGACCACAATGGTACTGAGGTTAACCTAGAGTCTGCAATAGAGCAGTTAGAGCGTTACAAGTTGTACCAAGAGAACTGGACAGACCAGAATACTTCTGTCACCATCTCCTATGACCCAAGTGAAGTGGATGATATAGTTGATTGGTTGTTAGCTAATTGGGATTGTTATGTAGGTGTTAGTTTCATCTTCCGTAATGACCCAACTAAGACAGCTAAAGACCTAGGCTATCAATACCTACCTCAAGAAGTGGTTACTAAGGAAGAGTATGAAGCTTATGTTTCCACTCTCAAAGATGTAGACCTAGATGCAGGTAACTCACATGATGAGATGGAAGATGATGGCTGTGACATGGGCGTATGTCCTGTTCGTTAACCAAAAAAAAGGGGGGCGCAATGCCCCCTCAACCTTTCAAACAATCTACCATGTCAGTTATTATTACTAAGAATATGTCTGGTACACACTCCTTTACTTTTTTATATCCCTACGAGTCTCCCCAGCAGAAGTTTTTGCTAGGAGTAGTATTGCATCGTGGACTTCCCTCAACTCTAGGCTTAGTTCCTTTAGCGTAAGCCTTACTTCTTCTTGAGTGTCCACTAGGTGCTTTACCTCATTGGAATTAGTTATGATGGCAGTTTTTAGCGTACCCATCTCCTCAGTAGCCTTCTCAACTTTACTTTCAAGCTTACTCACCCTAGTGTCTAAGGACTCTATTGTAGAGGTTGTGTTGAAGTAAAATCCAGTTAAAACTGCAATCAATGTGCCTACCACCCCAGCTGCCTGTATCCAGTCTGGAACATTCTTCATGGGTCTTGCCTCCATTTATAGTACTTAGTATTCATAGTTCCTGTATACCCAAGTCCTTCTAGGTAGTTATACATCATTTCGTTGATGTTACCACCCTCTATACCTATCTCTACTAGCCAGTCATATACAGCTTCGTTTACGTTACCAACTGCCACACCTGTCGAGCTTGTGATCACTACATTATCACCACCAGCTACAACACTGTCACCCCCAGCTATAACGTCAACTATTGCTGGTCTGGTGATTAAGTTGTTCTTAACTAAGTAGTACCCAACCTTACCCACACTATACCTATACTCTGGTGGTATGATAAGATCATCTGGTGGTACAAACTCACCTAAGTCTGTTATGCTAAACGTACTAAGAGCAGACCAAGTAGCTGCGCTATCATCCCATATCTTGTATGGGTTAGCAGCTATGTCTTGGGCTGGACTAACCAAGAACGTACCGTCTGTCCTAAGATCTGTGATAGCAGCGTTGGACTGTATGGCAATGAGGTCACCTGCTGCTAGGGTGATACCTAAGTCAGCAGGAGTGTATTCTTGGAAGCTCTCAGTAGTAGCTGGGTCTAACGTAGAGCCATCAAAGGTAATGTATTCCCAGCCTGTAGGTTCAATTAGGGTCACACCAGCAAGTGTAGCCGCACCATCAGGTGTAGTCACTGCTAGCTCATGCGTAGCTCCCCACTTGAGGTTAATGTTTTCATTGATGTCTACTGAGATAGTTTGACCCTGCCCCCCAGCAGGGAAATTCAAGGTGCTGTCAAACAGTAAATTACCCTCATACAAAGGGTTGTCAAATCGTAA